GGACGATATAAAGATCATGTTCATAGACGAGCTGCGCTTCCTCTTCCTCCGTGACCGGACGCCTATAAACACCCCCGTTTTTCCCTCGGAAGTATGGGAAAGGGTAGTCTGGTACGGAGTGAATAATCGGAGGCGCATCGTCTTCAACCTCTTCTACAATTTCCTTAACAGTATCTTCGGCAATCTCAATGCCCAACATGATCGGAGACTTGATCTTGCCTTTGTGCGGACACTCTTCGCATCCACCTGGATTGAACTTCTCAAACGTCAAACATTGATACGGTCCTTTGATACGGTTTGCTTTCTTCTCTGTTGAGTCAGGGTCATACTCTTCGTGATGTTTTGATATGGCGTGTATCGCCACATCCCTGTCGTCGCAGTATTGGGCTATTGACAGCCCTGCCCTCCACAGCGGCTCACTAACATCCTTCTGATTCTCCGACAAAAACTTTATCTGATTGCATCCATGCCCTATATCTGTCTTAACTAGAATGTTCTTAAAATAATACTCACGGTTGTTGATTAGTGCTTTGGTCAGCTCGTTGACATGACGCGGTATGAAGTCTGGTATTTCTTCCTTAAATACAAGAACGCCAAGGGTTTGCCGAAGCTCAAAGAAATCTACAGGCTCGCTCGTATACAGCAGTACTACATCAAGCGGTTTGTTTTCATCCTTGAAGTTCTTTGTATCCGGCAGACGCAAGATCCGTGCTTTATCTGCTGTACACGCAGGGTCTGCGCTAAGAAATTCTTCCTCGCATAAAGCCTTCAGTCTGTCCGCAGCAGGTTGCCAATCCGCAGGTGATACGGGAGTTTTAAATGTCCAGTACGCATGGATACCGCGCCCACTGTTAACGAGTGTCGGTCTAGGCAATGAAGTTTCTTTGCAGAAGTTCTTAAGAGCGGTTATGCCCTCCCTCTGATCTGCATAAGGTTTATCTTCACCGCAATCTATGTCTAACCATAAAGCACGAAACTCTTTTGTGTTGTCTCCTGATCTTGTTGTTGGTTGCTCAAACGTAGCGCAGGCGAAGTAGGCATCGAATCCATCGTCAACTAACTGCTGCCCTGCCTGTACAACTTCTTCAGCAGACTCAACAAATTTCTTGATGACTTTCTTATTCTTAATGCCTACAACACAGCGCCACCCATCCGGTGCATGCACCGCAGATAACAACTCAAGCGCCGACATACCACGGATCTCCTGGCGGTCATTGGTAACTATTAATGAAGCGGCTCATTAATTCTCTGTAGTGATAGCGTACTTCGGTGCCTCTAAACCAGTTGTAGACAGTCTGCCTACTGACACCGAAATACGCTGCTACGTCTGCTACAGAAATGTTGTGCTTGATGCACACCCTACCAAGTAAGACTCCAATCTTCCGTTTGTCTGCGGCTTTGTTGTCACTGATAAGCTGCTGACTGTAGCCGATAGCCATTTTAGTTATCGTCGCCCCAAGCGTCTAATACTGCGGAAAGATCTCGCTTCTTCTCAGCAACCTCGGCAGGTTCAAGCTTTTTGTTTGGACGCTTCACGGGTTCTTCGGGTTCGGCAACTTTAGCGGGTGCAGGTGCAGCTTGAGCTTTGGGAAGTGCCTTGACGCTATCAATCTGCGCTACGGTAGACGACAGCATGCGCTGCGCTTCCGGTGACTTGCCACCCTCCAGTGCCGACTCATACTGCTCGCGGTTCACATAGCCTACTGCACGGAACTTAAGCACAGGCACATCGCTATCACCATCGAAGGACATGCGGGTTATGACTGTATTGATGCTCTTGCCATTACCTGCAACATACTTAGCGTATTGGTCAAAGCCCATCGAATCCATATCGCCTTTACCAAAGATCGATTGTGAAGGCAGCGTCAACTGAAACAACCCATTGGTTGGGTCATTGGCAAGCACAACTGCTAAACGCTTTTGGTATCGACATGCACGAGTGCCATTTGATCCTGACCCTGCGATATTCTGGGGGCAGTCTGCACAAGTGTTAGCCTGACGGTTTTCAGCTTTGGCATGTGGGGTTATACCGTCATCTGACCAACAATCGGGAGGTGTGATCTCCTTGGGGTTGTAGGCTTTTGCATAGAAGATACGTGAGTTTTCTTTACGTCCGGCAGCAACGATGATGTCGAGTTCTGGCTTATCAGTCTTAGATACTTCTTCGCCATTAATAACTAAACGGAAGCGACCACCACGGATCGAGATGCGACGGTTTTGTGTACCCCCTGCAAGGGCTTTGGTCATCTCATCGACTTCGGCATTCTTAAGGAAGTCTGGAAGTTCTTGTTGAAATACTGTTACGTTTGACATAGGTTCCTCTTGGTTACTTACTACGACGGACAACAATGCTGTAACGACTGTCGGTGTTCAGACCCATCGGCAGCAAACTTGGATTTTCTTCAATGAACTGCTTCATGTTGGCTTGGTGAATACGCCGTTCTAATAACCCGAACGCATCATGTGTGCGTACAAAGCTATACATACTGTCCCAATCGTTGGTCCAGTACCGACTCTTCACACTACGAATCACAGTACCTGCTGCTGTGCGGATACTGTCAGCACCTATTGATTTACAAGCTTCAAGAAGTTGCTCTTCGATCACATCCATCTGTTCTTGAAGCTCGGTGTCTTGAGCCTCGTAGTCAGACTTCAGCTTTGCGCGAGCGTCTCGAATCTTGATGTAGATGCCTGCAAGTTTGTCCACAGGGACTGCTTGCTTTTCTTCAGGGGACACAAGGTCTTGGATGCCCTCATCCATGCTACTCTCCTTTTGGTTGTTTTGTGATCTAACTATAAAACACTAATTTGACTTTGTCAAGTTTCTTTTATCTCTTGACTGTACAGATCGACGATCCGTGAGTGGGTGCTTATGTTGTTCTTGAGCATGTCATAAAGTCTACGCTCCACTGGGCTACCCGCTATATGTACTATAGTCATAGTATTCTTTTGCCCTGGTCTATTAATCCTGGCATTTGCTTGCAGGTAGGTTTCTACAGATGTCACAGGTGCGTACCATATAACTACGTTGGCAGCGGTTAGCGTTAAGCCATGCGATGCTGCCTGTGGTTGAATGATAAGCACTCGTGGGTCAGGCTGGTCTTGGAAGTTCTTGATGATTGCAGCTCTGCGGTTAACCGACACCGCGCCATTGATTACGTCTGACGTAATACCTGCCTTGGTTAGATACGCTTGCAGTAGCTCGATGGTATGCGTAAAAGGTACAAAGACTAGAACTTTATGGCTAGCTTCTTCAATAACTTCTTCAATCACTTGCAGTCTGTTGGATACGTCAAACTCTATAACTTCTCTATTGTCCGTATAGACTGCGCCACCTGAAATCTGTAACAGCTTATTCAGATTTGTTGCTGCGTTAACAGAGGTAACGTCTTCCCCGTCCGCCGAAATCATCATCTGATCTTTGAGGATCTTGTAGTACTTACGCTGTTGCGGTGTAAGAGGTGCTTCACGTTCTACGTACATAACATCAGGCAGATCGATACAATCTTTTTTCTCAAACCTGATTGCAGGTTGCAGCACTTGATGCACTACATTTTCTGCGTTGGGTCTTGGTGTCCACTTGAACTGCGTGACCTTCTGCATAACCTTGTCACGGAAAGAACCAAGGAACTTCGGCGTATTGTCTGGATTAACTAGCTTTGCTAATCCGTAAGCATCAACAGGCGACTGCGCGGCGGGTGTGCCTGTCAACATCCATAACCACTTGGCGCGATCCGACACGCGCTTCATGACTTTCCATCGTTTTGTGCTGACGTTCTTATAGGCATTAGCTTCGTCGATCACGATCAAATCAAACTTGCCATCGTTAGTCAGTGCGTCTTCGACGATCTCCACACCTTCAAAGTTTGTAATAACAAACTCAGCGCAACTGTTCACTACCTTAACTCTTTGCGCGGGGGTTCCGTAGGCTACGTTGCATGTGCGGTGTACTGCAAACTTGAACAGATCCTCTTGCCATGCCGACTTCATAATAGACAGCGGACATACAACCAACACCCTACGCACAAACCCAAGCTTCATGAGATAGTCAGCAGACCAGATGACAGATGCAGTCTTGCCTGTGCCTTGCTCGTTGAAGCAGAACGCCTTGCGGTTTAATGTTAAGAACTCTGCTGTAGTCTTCTGATGATCGAAGGGCGTGAACTGTCCAGGCCAATCGTACTTCTTTGATATGGGGGATGGAACACCTTTGATGAACTGATTAAGCAACTGAGCTTCGTTCAACCCCCACCTGACTGCAACTTCATACACACCATCCTCTTGCCCTAC